CCCGGCGCCGTTCCGCACCGCGATCCTGTTCGCAATCCTGACCGGCCTTCGCGGGGGCGATCTGGTCAAGATCACATGGCCCCAGGTCGGGAACGACGGCATCCGGTTACGCACGTCCAAAAGCGGGGGGAAGCGATCCGCCGTCATTCCCCTGACCCGGAAGCTGCGTGCGCTGTTGAACAAGATTGGACGCCGCGACGTCGGAACCGTCCTCGTCAGCGCCACCGGCAAGCCTTGGACGCTGGGCGGGCTAAAGACTGCAATTCAGCGAGAGAAGACCGCCAAGGGCATCACCGGCCTGCGGTTCCACGACCTACGCGGAACAGCGGCGACGAACTTTATACGCGAGGGGTTGCCGGTCGCGGACGTGGCGATGATCTTGGGATGGGATCAACAGCGCACCGCCGCGCTGGCAAGCTATGTCACCGCCGACGCTGTTGCAGCGGGCATGCTGAAACGGCTAGAGAGGAACAGATCGGGGGCGGGTTTGTAAAAGATCGGCGGCGACCTGTAAAAAGGCCCCGTCAACGATCAGACAGCGAGCGCGGGAAACCACTACAGCGCAAGCGATTGCCGGCTTAGCTCAGATGGTAGAGCAGCGGTTTTGTAAGCGGGCCGACACCCAGCAAAATCAACGGCCAGCCTGTAAAAGATCGCGGCAGATGACCACGAAGCGCAACGGGTTGCGGGCGCCTGTGTAAAAGCCCCCTACCCCTCAACCAGCCCCTTCTCGACAAGACGGCGGATGGCTTCGGAGCGGTTTTCGGACAGGTCGTGTTCAGCGGCCCAAGCGTCGATCCTGGCCAGCGCGTCAGGCGTGAACCGGAGGGCGATCAGCTTGTGACCCGTTGCCGGTCGCCCGCGCCTTTTTTGTATAACATCTGTTGCATCGGTCATGGATTGCTGTATAACAACATCAACGCACAGGAGCAACCCACATGACCGCCCTCGCCACCATCACCCGCGCCAATCTCGCCGAAGCCCTCGCGGCCTGCACCGACGACGAACTGGTCTCGCTGGCCTACGCCGAACACGCGCCGATCCCGCTTCTGGCCGACATTCCCGCTTGGCTGGCCGAGGCCGCCTATGACGAACACGACCGCCGGATGGCGGCTGTTAACGAGGGCTTGGCCCTTGAAGTCAGCGGGCCGGTCAACGCGACCCTCTACGCCCGAGACTTCCGCGAGTTCAACGGCTGGATCGCCAGCTACCGGGCGAAGGGCTGCGACGTGAACGCGATCCTGCCGCCGATGCCGCATCTGGCCGCCTGACCGTGAGGGTTCTGATCGCCTGCGAGTATTCCGGCGCCACGAAGGACGCCTTTCGCGAACGCGGCCATGATGCGTGGTCGTGCGACCTTGACCAAGAGCCCGAGGGCCGCTGGCCTGAGTGCCACCTGCGCGGCGATGTGGCCCAATACCTCGACATGGGCTGGGACCTGATGATTGCTCACCCGCCCTGCACCTATCTGGCCTCGTCGGGCCTGCACTGGAACGGACGGACGGAAGGGCGCGCGGCGAAGACCGAAGACGCCCTCGCCTTTGTCCGCCTGCTCATGGCCGCGCCAATCCCGCGCATCGCCATCGAGAACCCTATCGGCTGCATCGGCACGCGCATCCGCCCGGCAGACCAAATCATCCAGCCATATGAGTACGGCGACGACGCCAGCAAGGCGACGTGCCTTTGGCTCAAGGGGCTGTCGCCGCTTCGCCCCACCGCTCGCGTTCCGGGCCGGATCGTTGACGGGAAAGAGCGATGGGCGAACCAGACCGACAGCGGCCAGAACCGCCTTGCCCCGTCCGCCGACCGCTGGAAGCTGCGCTCGACCACATACCCCGGCATAGCCGCCGCGATGGCCGACCAATGGGGCGAGCCTGACGCTTGCCTTCCGCTTCTCGCGGCAATGACCACCTAAACGCAGAAAAGGCCCCCGGCTTTCACCGAGGGCCATTCTACCGGGGTCTTGTGTGACGAGCCGTCCCGAACTAACCCCCACACGCCTCAGCCTGGGCCTTAAGCCCGGCGATCTGCGCGTCACGTTGCGAGCGCCCGCCGATGAGGAGCGCGACCACGGCATCTGATCCACGCGCTGCGGCGGCTTTGAGGGCGTCCAGCGTGTCGACGTAGGCGGGCTCCGTGGTGTCGATGGGGCAAGGCGTGACGACGGGGACGCGCACTTCCTTGACCACGATCTGCGGCTCTTGCGTGGTCGCGCACCCGGCGAGGGCCAGCGCGAGAATGGCGGCGGCGCGTTTCATCGGTCCAGCCCTTCGATCAGATCGGCCACGTTAGCCTCCCTTGCCTCGCACGTTTTGCCCGGCGTAAACGTCGCCAGCTTGGCCGCGAGCGCGTCGGCTTTGCCTTGGGCCTTCCGGGCGTCGCTGGCGGCTTTCTTCGCGGCTTGGGCCATTGCCTCGCCCGCAGCCTGTGCGACCGCCACAGCCTCATTCTGGCGGGTTAGCGCCCCGTCCAGCGCGGCGACGTTCGCCCGGCATGTTCCAAGCGCATCCGCGAGGCGTCGGCTTTCTGCGACCTGGGCCTTAAGGTCAGAGCGAACCTGCCCGACTTCCAGCCTCGCGCCGATGAGCATGAAGGCCAGAACAGCGCAGCCAGCCAGCGCGACAGGCCCGGCGAAACGAGATGTGATGAGGGAGAGAACGGCGGCGATCAAAGCACAATCTCCTTCGCGGCCTTCGTCGCGGCGATGCGCTCGGCAAGCCCGTTCAGGCCCCCGTTGATCTTGCGCGTTACGGCCTCAACATCGTCAGCCCGCGCCGGGGCGATGCACCCATGCCGGGCGAAGAAGTTAGCCGCCGCGAAGGCGCTGGCCTTGATGTCCGTTCGCAGGGTGTCGGGGTCATCCTCGTGACCAGCCTCGCGGAAGTTGGACCGGCCCGTGATCTGCTTCACGCCAGAACCCCGAAACCTCCACCCGTCGCCGGGCTCTGTGTTGCCCAGGTTCTTGCGGCCCCACTCCCCGCCGTAGATGATGTTGGCGATGGCGTTCTGGTTCGCAGGCTGACCGGGCTTGCGACCGAACTTGTCGCAGTCGGCGGCGCTGATCCGGTGGCGCCCGAACATCTTGAGCAGGCCCTCGACGCTGTAGTTCAGGCTTTCCGAGAGCGTGGTAAACCCGGCGCTCTCGACCCGCATCTGCCCCAGCCAGTGAGCAAGAGCGAGACGGTCGGCAATCCCGCTCTTTGCCGCCGCAGCTTCCAGCGCCTCACGGGTGCCGGGCAGAGCGCGGGGGGCGAACGCGGCGAACTTCGATGGGTCAATGCCCATGTTGCATGTCCTCGTGATGTGGTAGGAGTTGCTTGCGCCGGGTTGATCGTCGGCAGCTTACGGCGGCGGCTTCGGACTGGGATCTCTCGGTAGGGCCGCCGCCCACTACCTCCACAGATGCCGCGCGATAGCCCGACGAACGGCCAGCACCATCAGGGCAAGGACCCCGACGCAAAGGGCCACACCGAAGGCGATAAGCGCCCAGATCATGGCTTTGCCTCGACAGCGGGGGTAACTTCTGGGGTCATCGGCACGCCGTCCGCCTGCGTCTCGATCTCGCCCGCGAATCCGCCCGGCCCGCTGACCTTCAGCTTCTCCAGCCGGTTGCGTTGGAACCACTGGCCGCCCAGCCCGATCAGCACCGCCAACGCTATCGACAGGGCGCCGAGGTAGTTGATCCTCTGAGCCTGTGTATCAGCCTCCCACGCTCCATAGGCGAGAATGCAGATCAGCCAGACCAGGATGACCGACAGGACCGGCGTAAACAGCAGGGCGAACACGTCCCGTGCGGCTGAGGCCCAGGCCTTCACACGGTCAACGCCGTTCATCCCTCAATCCTCCGGCGAAGGTCGGCCAGTTCGCGTTGGCACCTTTCGTCCTGGATTTCCAACTCGCCGATCCGCTCGTTGAGGCGGTGGATTTCCTCGCGCAAGCTTTGAATGACGGACCCTGCGGCATCCTGCGCTATGGTGATCAGATCGGCCTTGGTCTTGCCCCGAGCCCCAAGATAGGCCCAAAGCCCCCCACCCCCGACCACGGCGACAAGCACGCCTGACAGCAATTCAGCGCTCACGTTCACGACGCCCCCACGTATGCCAGACGAGAGCGATGCCAGCCGCCAAGCATCCGAAGGCGAGCGCCGATACCAGCAACCACATAACGGCCTCCCGCCACCGTCAAAATCAACAGTTCGGCGATAAAGACCGCGTTGTTCTGGATGATGTAGGAGCGCAGCGCGCTTGCATCATGCGCCCACCAGAACGCGGCGTGCATGTAAAGCTGAACGGCGAAGCACGTCGCCAGCAGGACCGCCCACCATTCCCGACGCACCTGAAACCAGCCAAGGCACAGAGCCAACATGAACAGGTCTTGCGCCGGGTAGTGCGCCATTGACCAAGGGGCCGGAACAAGGGCCGAGACTATCCGGCTCATTCCCACCCCGAACGCCAGCCATGCCGCCGCTCTGGCCACGCGGTCGGCGTCGTCTGTACAGTTCCGCGCAATGGCGCACACCAGGAACATTGCCAGCGTCGCCAGCGTGTAGGCTGTCGCGAGCGGCCCCATGCTATTGAGGCGGCTTGTCGTCGCCGCCGGAGCGGGCGGCAGGATCGATGCCACGATCAGCCGCGACCAGATCGGCAAACTCCTCCAGCGCCTCTTTGGCCTTGGCGACCTTGCGCTCAATGCCGTGGAAAAGGTGCCTGACCTTTGCTTCCCAAGCGATCAGTTCTTCGTTGGTCATTTGCAGTCCTCCGTTGTAAGCCATCGGGCCGCCCGATGACGCTGATTTGTCGCTAGGTATGGCGTTTGTCTGGTTTCAGCCGGGACCGCCGCAGGGGCCGGCGATGCCCCTAAATGTCGGCGCTGAACTGAACCCGCCACAGAACGCCGGGGTTGGTCCCCAGCACTGTGATGGTCCCCGCCGCCGCAAAGCCCAGCCACAGCTTGCCCGCCGCGTTGCAGCGAACGCGCAGCCCGCCGTTCATGGTCCATTGGGTGTTGCAGCACAGCGCATTGCTGATGACCGCCGATCCGCCCGCCGTCGAAACCGAAAGCCACGGAATAACCTTGGCCAAATCCGCCGCCGCAAGCACAGTCGGGGCGTCGTTCGTCCAGGTCGAAGCGGTCGGGTTGTCGTTGAACAACACCGGGATCAGGGCGATGTTCGTCGGGGCGGCGTCGGCGCGCTGCGTGGAGTGAATCAGCGTCACTGAAATCCACGTGTTGGCCATGCTGACGCCGGTTGCCGCGCTGATGTCCAGTTCGATCAGCGAGCCAACCGCATCGTTCTGGATATAGGAACCAGAAGGCGTGAACGTGCCGCTGATTGAGAACGATTGCGGCAGATTGCCTTCGGCGTCCACCGCCCAGATTTTGCGCGGAGTGTATTCGAGCGTCATGGTCTCTTGTCCTGGTTGGGGGCTAGTAGGCGCGGGCCAGCATGGCCGCGGCTTCGTCCACGGTCGGCATTGTCGGCCATTGGGTCATGGTCCAGTCGGGGCCGACGTTGTTGGCTTCGCAGTAAGCCTTGATGGCCAGCGCGACGTTCGTTTGCGCCCAGCGATAGTCGCCGTTGGCCGGGTCCATGAACACCGCCCGCGCGCCGCGCGGATCGTCCCGCAGGTCCACGAACAGGCTGTTGCCGTCGTGACCCGTGAACTCCGCCAGGTACTCCGCAACCGTGCGCTTGGTCCCCGTGCCGCTGGTCTTGAAGCTGGTAATGTTGCGCTTCGGGCAGAAGATGTAGACGTTGTAGTTGCTCTGAAACGCCGTGGAGAGCGCGCCCGTGACGATGGTTTGCGCCGTCGCGAGATGGGTCTCGACCAAAAAGATGTTCTGGCGAGCGTTCGGGTTGTTCAGGCCCGTGGCCACGAGATCGAAGATCGTCGCCGAATAGTCGGACAGGGCCGCCGCGTAGCCGCTGACGTCCGTGTTCGTCGCGTGGACGATGCATTTTTGCACAACATGATCTTCCGACATGCGGCACAGAATCATGTTGCGGTTGTTTACGCTGTCAGGATCGCTCTGGTTCTCGACCTGAGCGATACAGTTCTCGGTCAGCTTGTTGCTGTAGAAAATGCCGATCTCGCGGAACAGGCAGTTCCGCAGAATGGAGTTGACCGGACCAACGGAATTGCCCGCCCGCGTAGGCCGCTGATGGCCTTTGACGTAGCACCACTCCGTCAGTGTGGCCGTGACCTGATCGCAGACGAAGGCGTCGCCCATGACCAGCGCGCCGTTGGCCTGGCGCTCGCCGTTCACCCAGCAGTAGAGATATTCGCCTTTGGTGTAGGAGCCCGCCGCCGCGTGGCTGTAGAACGCGCTCGTGTAGCAGTCGTAGGCCATGCCGTTGACCCAGCGCCACGAGTAGCCGTTTGCGTTCGGCGAAATGTAGCAGTTGCCCGCGCTGGCGACCGTCCCCTTGTTGTAGAGGATGAAGTCACGGACCTCGCCGGCCTCGATCTTGAGCGTGTGCGTACCGCCGTGGGAGGCGATGATCCCGGCAAACATCGACTTGGGGCCGCCCGAGATGGCGCCGTAGCCGAAGGCGCTATCGTAGACCTCGATCCCCTGCATAACGCCCTGGCGGACGTTGCCGGCCACCCAGTTGACCACGCAATAGCGATCCGTCGCTTCATAGGTGTAGAGCGTTGAAGACGAGGGGATAGTCGCATCGCGCGGGTTGACGTAGACGCGGCGGTTGGCGCCGGTCAGGTTCTCGACGAAGAACGAGCCGACCGTGGCGATGCAGTTTGCCTTGGACGTCGCGCGGGTGAGCGCCCGCGTGGAGCCCAGCGGCTTGGCCGTGGCGTCGGCCACGGTGGTCTCGATGACCTTGATGTAGCTGTAGCCGTCATAGGCCGTCGCGGCGGCGTCAGTGACGATATCGGTGTACCAGCAAGCCCCGCTTTCCAGCGTCCAGGTCGCGCCCGTCAGGGACTCGCACCCCTTGATGAGCGGCAGGCGCTGGCCGACCTCGCCGTCTGCATAGTTGCGCAGGCGGATACCCTTGGTCGTGGTCCCCAGGTCGTTGTAGCTCTCGCGCCAAACGGACCCTTTTTTGAACCCGACGACCGCGCCCTCGGTCAGGGTAGACCCGGCGTCCAGCGTTTGCTTGGGCGCAAACCGCGTGCCCGCCGCCGCGTCCGATCCGGCGACGCTATCGAACGCCACCGTGATCCCGGCTTCCGTCAGCACCGCCTCGGCGTTGTCGCGCTGGCCCCAGCGGGCGTAGGGCGAGATCGCGTCCCAGTCGATGATCCGGCGGTTCTCGGGGACGAACACCGTTTCGGCCATCGACAGCACCTGCGGCAGATAGGCCGTATCCGTCTGGTAAAGCTCGATCGGGTAGAGGTTGACCGTCGAGCCGCTGACGTTCGTGATGGTAATGGTGATGCTGGACAGGGGAGCGGTGTTGCTCCACGTCTGCTTGTAGACGCCGGGCGAAGGCTGCGTGACGGTGTTCCCCGCCTTAATCGTGGTCCCGGCTTGGTGGATGCGGATTTCCAGCGCGCCGGTTTGCTGGCCCGTCAGGACCGCGTAGAGGAAGATGTTGCCGGAGGCGTTGAACGGGGCGAAATCCAGACTGGCAGAAACCCACGTCGCCCCGGCGGCGAGCGGATAGGTGCCGTCCGCGTTGACCGATCCAGTGGACAGCGTGCCGGCGTACATGCGTACCGGCAGGAGGGCGGGGTAGTCGCGGAAGTCGCGGACCACTTGGGTGTCAAGGCGCGCCTGCGCCTGCACCAGCGTTTGCGGGTTGGCCGCGTCCGAGCCCCACACTTGAGCCACGAGAACGGCGGTCCCGGCGCTGTCCAGCCAGTAGTCGAGCGCGGCGCCGTTGGTTCCCGGCGTGGAGAAGTAGCCCCCGCTGGACGTGGCCGCGAGGCCCGCCGACGTCGTGGCGTACAGAGTCGCGGCAGACGCGGCGGCGATCAGCGCCAGCTTGGCGTCCCCAGCGGCGTCCACGACACCCGCCGACGTCACCCCTTGCGCCGCGACAGCCGCAATCGCCTCCGCTTCAGCTACGTCAAGCGTGCCAGTGGTCGGGGCCAGGACGAGCGCCGCAGCCGCTTCGATGTCGTCAATGCTATCCTGTGTAGCGACGTAAAGACCGCCAGTCGGGCCGGTCGCGCTTTCGACCACCTTCGCCGCAACCGCCGCCGCAACGGCAGCGACCGACGTGGCTTCCTGCGCTTCAACGGCGTCAATAGCCGCCGCTTCCGCCGCCTCTAGGTCAGCAATTCCCACACCCTCGCGGGGCGGCAGGTTAACCGTGATGGGCATTAATCAATACCTGATGATGTAGTTGAGAGCGACGTTGCGCGGGCGGGTTTCTGACGCCGTGCCTGCGGTTTCAGTAGCCAGCGTAGTGCCTGCCGTATTGAGGCCCGACAGAGCGCGCGTGCCGCCGAAGCTGTTCGAAAACACCAGGATGTTGTGGCTGTGTTGCTCGAACTCGTCGGTTTGCGCCGAACCCAGAACGCGCGAGGTGTCAACGCCCCGGCTGTTGTCCCAGCCCCGGACGAACTCGCCGCGAAGATCGGGGAGCGGAAGCCGCTTGTTCGCCGCAAAGTCCGCCGCAGCGTTCGCCCCACGGGTAGAGCCCGCGCCCGCGCTCGTGGTGATCGGGTAGTCCGTCGCGTTGAGCGCCCAAATCAGCGCAAACAGGGTCGCCGTGTCGGCATTGGCCCGCGACGTACCGCCCGAAGATGCCGAGCCGATGGTTCCGCCGTTACAGATCAGCGCGCCGCCTGGAGCGGTCGTGCCAATGTAGGGCTCCACAATGCCGACACGGTTCAACAGCGCGTTGATCGCCGCCGAAGTCAGGCCCGCAAACGCCGCTTGAGGCGTAAAGCCCAGCTTGTCTTCAATCGCGGTCGGACCCAGCTTGGCCGCCGTCACCGCCTCGTCAACGATATCCGCCGTGTTGACGCCCGAGGAGCCCTCGATAGTGTTGATCGGGTCGGCGCTGTACTTGGCGATGGTGACGTCCGCCGACGTCTTGATAACGACGCGATATTCCTTCGTCGGGTCCAGATAGACCAGCTCGGGGAAAAACCCGGCGCTGTCCGCAACAACCGGGTTCGACAGGGGCGTCGTCAGGGCGTCGTCTTCGAACACGTTTGCCAGCGTGGTCGTGCCGGTCAGGTAGAAGTACGCCTTGCCCGCATTGAGAGGGGCGCCAGCGGTCGTTACCCGGTAGCCGAGTTGATATGCTTGCATGGGGTCTCCCCCGGCGTCGGGCGCCGTGGTAAGGGTCGGGGATTATGAGGGATTGCCGTTGAAGCCGGTTCGCTGGGAACTCGGAAGTTATATGTACGCCAACAGCAAGGCGCTGCCCGGCGTGTTCTTCATGGTTTGGGGCGTGGCCCTGGCCATTCTATGGGTTCGGGAAGCTATCGCTCACGCATTGCGTTCACTGACGCCCCGGAAGCCCTACCTACTCTTGCCGCCGCCTGATTACGAAGTCGCGCCATTTCCGATTCAGGAGCAGGAAGGGCCAGCGGGTTTTGACGCGGAGCCGCCGACGCCGCAGGGCGGGCAAGCAGGTTCCGCGCCTCATCCGGGCTCATCATAAGCACCCGACCGGCAGCATCCCGCACCGGAACAGACATCCCGCGCGTTTTGATCCTGTCCGCACCCGCCTGGACAACGCGCCCGACAAGCTCACCCATGCCGGCGCGACTGCCCTGGGTGATGGCAGTGGTCCCGGCGCTGATCAGCACGTCCTCGAAGCTGTCATCCTGTTCGCGGATGGCCTGAGTAATATCTGACGTGACCGATCCGGCGCCCGGCGCATAGCGACGCTCAAACGCCAGCATCACATCTTCGTCTCGCGCCAGTCGTTGCAGCTTGGCCGCGCCATCCGGCCCAAACAGCGCCTCTAGCTTGCGCTGCACATGGGGAACCTTAAGGGCGCCGGGCTTAAGACGGCCCGTCTGTTGCAGGCTAAAGAATGCATTGGCCGCACCGGCCTGAGCCGCCTTCCGTTCTGCCGGCGACATCTTCGCCACTTGTTGCTGAAACTCAGCCGCCGAAACGCGCGACGAAAACAGCCGCCGTTGCGTATCTCCAAACGCCGATTCCGCCGACAGGTAGTCCCCCGCCTCGCGCACCGCCGAAACGTATTCGGGATTGCGGTTGCCATCTTCAGCAAGTCGGAACATTTCCTGCCGAAGTTCGGCCCGCGTGCTTTGAAGGTCGCGCACCGCACCCGTCCTCGGCAGTTTGCCGGTCATGGGATCGCGCAGCGCCTCGATCTGGTCATCCAGCCCGCGCACCACGTAGTCAAGACTTTGCGTTGTCGGCTGGCGTTCATAAACAGGCGATCCAGCGGGCTCCGGTCGGCCCTCATAGACCCCCTCGAAATCATCGCCGACCGAGTTGCGATAGTCGGCATCATCTGCCGCTCGCATCCGATCCAACGCGGCCTGGTCGGCTGGCCTAGCAAAACGGCGTTTGCCGGCCAAATTGTCGTCAATGGCGCGCAGCAGATCGTCACCCGAGACCGCTTGCATGTTGCCGCCGCCATCCATTGAGGGCGGCGGCACGTCGGGGAAATAACCCGCGTCATAAGCCCGTTGCGCGGCCTCTTCGAGCGAGACGCCTTGCGGGTTCACCAGCTTGCGGCGGAACGGTGAATCCCGGTGCCATTGGTCGGCATCACGCGCGACCAGCTCGCCGCCGTCGTCACGAATGCCGCCCAGCTTGCTAACAAAGGTCGCCAGATCATCGCCCTGCGACGGCGCCCTTTTCGGCGCTCGCGGAGCCTGAACAGGCGCAGGCGCATCAAACGGCGTCACGTCGCTCGCCCACTCCCCGGCGTCGTCAGCAAAGACGATGCCGAGCGTGTCGGGATCAAGGTCCTGGTTACGCATCATGTCGCGGGCGCGCTGGATGGCCTTGCGGGCCACCGGGCGCTGAAGGATGCGGTCAATCTTGGGGCTGACCATCGGCGCAGTATTGGCAAACGCCTCGTCATAGAGCGGGCGCGCGGCCTTCTGTCCCCGGCTGACGACATTGTCAATCTGACCTTGCGCCGATGCAGCGGGAACGCCCGTCGCGGCGTCAATGGCGTTCAGCATCCGCTCTGGGCGGTCGATGGCTCGCGCGTAGAGCTGGCCGCTCAGCGCGTCCGCCGTTGCGCCTTCACGCCTCGCCAGCGCGCCAAGTGCGACTTGGCCGCGACGGCCCATGACCTCGCCAGCCAAAACCGGCCCGTCAATCGGCGATACAGCCGGAATCTCGCCCTGTTTGGCGACATACCGCAGCGCTTGCTTGGCCACATTGTCGGGGACGTCGGGAATAATCCCGCCAACCGGGACCGGTTCGCCGCGCGTAAACGGCACGCGACCGCCACCGGCCACGTAACCGCCCGCAGCGCCAAGCGGCGCAGCAATCAGCGCATTGAGTTGCGCTTGGCCGACGCGCTGTTGACCCGAGCCGCGATCCAGCAGCCCCGACGCGTAGCCTTGCGCCGCAGCGTTCACGCCACCCGTAAGAGCAGCCGCACCGACACGCCCAGCCGCAGCCGCCTGGAAAGCAGGAGCGCCGGGAACCACTATCGTTGCAGCCGTGCCAGCCCCTTGAGCCGCGCCGGCCACCAAAGGCCGACGTTCGCGCGCGTCATCTTCGACCCGGCGCGTGGTCGCCATGTTGCGGTCAAACGCATCACCGACGCCGCGAAGCCCCGCCATAAGGGCGTTGTCACCCGGCATCGCGCGCGGCCTGACCTTGCCAGTCACGGCGTCCGTAACCGTACCAAGTCCGGCGGTAAACTCGTCGCCGATCAGCAGCCCGCGATTGAGGTTTGCCGCAACGCCCGCCAGTTCATTGAGAATAGGCAGGCCCTTGCCGCGCGCAGCAGCCTTGCGCGGCGCCGTGACAATGGGATTGCCCTTGTCAAAGTTTTCATTTCGCCGGATGTTGCCCTCCGGGTCGCGATAATACGAGCCTTTAGGAATACCCGTGCGCGAGCGTCCATCTGACAAGTCAAACGGATTGGCGTAGCTGCCCTTGCCCCTCGGCTTGGCCGCCAAAGCGGCCACCGGGTCACTCGCGCCCCAAGTGGTGACGGGATCAGACTTTCCCCATTCGGCCATTAGGGCTTCCTTTTGATCGTGCCGTCAGGGTGGAGATAGACCGCGCCTTTTGGCAGGGCGTTGTATTGTTGTTCTGAGACAGGAATCGATGGGTTGCCTTCAGTCCCCGAGGGGGCTTTCGATCCACGAAAACGGCCTGCCGCGCGGCGTTGGGCCGGGGTCATGGCGCCAAAGTCCGGCTTGACCGTAGTCTGACCAGGAATACCCGTTACTGGTTTGGCGCGGGCCGCCGGCGCTCCCGCTGGCTTTTGAGCTGCCCAAGCGGCTTCCGCGCCCAAAAGCGTCCCGTTTTGTTGCGCGTATTGGTCAAGAAACGCTGCATAACCCTGAGAGCGGCTAGCCTCATCTTTAAGACGACGGGCAATAGCTGCATTAGTCGGGCCGGGGAAATCTGGATTTGGGACGGAGCGTTTAAACAGCGCAACGTCTTTGTCCGACATAGCGCCGGAACCCGCCTGACGTTGAGCCGGCGCCATTCGATTCGTCAGGCTTTGCATTTCGGCAAAACGCGGATCAAATGCGCCGCGAACCTCTGACGCGGCTGGCAGAGACCAAAATTCGCCAGTGCCCACATCCTGGTTGATTGCAATAAACCGATCAGCGTCACGCGCCGCCGAACCGCTCGATTGTGCAGTTTCGCGCGCGGCGCGAAGCTGGGCCGCCTCTTGCGAGGTTAGTTTGCGCGGCGTGGCCGAAGGCGTCTTTGCGCGCTGATAAATTGCCAGAAGCTCTTGATCGGACAGCGCCGAAAAATCGGTCATTTCAACACACCACGCCTGCGAAGTTCGGCTTCAATGGCGCTTAGGTCTGGCGCACCACCCGTCGCCGCCGCCAAAGCGCCACTCATGCCGCCGCCACCCGAGCGCGGCCGCTGCGGGGCAAATGCGCGCGGCGCCGGGCCAAAGGTCGCGACCTTTTTCCAGCCTTCCGGCGTGCGCTCATAAATGCCGTCCGGGCCTTCGACGTACTCAGGCTCCTGGGTCCCTTGGGCGGGCTCCCGCAGCGTCCGCACGTCCTGCGTTCGCGGGTTAACCGCCGCGATGCCGCCGTTCCCGAGGTTGAACAGTTGGTACTTGTCCGCTTCGGCTCCAAGCGCCTGGCTGAACGTGTCGAGCGTTTGGTCTGACAGGTCGGATTGCGCGATCTGCGCCAACATGTCGGGATCAAAGCCGGGAAAGTTCCCCATCGCCGGGAGGATTTGCGATTGCAGCATTTGGCCCCGCTGTTCAGCCGGTAGGCCGCGAAGGGTTTGCGCCGCCCGCATCAGGAATTGCACCCGCTCGCCAGCCGCCGCCTTTTCCTGTTCGGAGAGTTGGCGCTGTTGCGTCGCCATGCGGTCTTGTTCGTCGCGCTGATACCGCTGGACGCCCATCCCGGCGTCAAGCATCCCACGGCCCAACAGGGCGCCCGAAGCGGCCCCGTAGTCGCCCTGGGCAAGCGCGTTGCCCGCCTGACGCTTGGCCCGATCCTGAGCCATGCCCTCAAGGACGTTGTAGGTGTCGGAGAACGCCGCGAGCGGGTTAACGAGGTTCATCAGTTCCTCCACGCGTTCATCGACGGCGATTTATACCCGCCCATGTGAGCGCCAGCCGATCCGCCGCCAGCCGATCCGCTCATCGGAAAGTTGTTCAGGCCCCAGCCTACGGCGCCGGCAGCACCGCCCAGACCTTGCGCCCATGCGTTGGCTTGGTTCATGTAAGACGAACCCTGCACCCCGGCATTGTTCATCAGGGCGTTCTGGCTGTTGTTTGCGTACTGCGACCCGGCTTGCTGATTGGCGTTGTTCGCCGCCTGACCCACACCGGCAAGGCCCGATTGACGGTTCCACCAGTCGCCGTACTCGCCCGCCGCCGTGTTCTGGGCATAGTCGGACACGCCCCGCAGCGCCGAGCCCGATTGAAGCAGGCCCGCCGTCGCCCGGTTCTGGTTAACCGCCTTCAGGCCCTCCGACATGCGGAAGTTATAGTCCGGGGACGCCTCAAAGCTGGCCAGCGGGTTTTGCAGGCGACCAAGAGCGCCGACGCCAGCCTGACGCCACGGCTCCTGATCGGCCCGCGTCTGGTTGTATTGGTCCCGCTGGAGCTGAAGGCTGGCGTCAGTGGCCTGTTGATTGGCCTGCGCCGCCTTTTTGGCCGCGCTCGCCTGTTTGCTGGCGCCATAGATCGACGTACCTGCGGTAAGGGCGGCCGACGCCGTGACGGCGCCAGCGGTTGTTCCCAGAAAGCCGACGGCTGCTGCAACGAGGGGCATTAGTGCATTCTCCTTCGCGCTGGCGAGGTTTCCCAAGCGTCCAGCGTTAAAACCCACGTCCGCACCGGGCCAAAGTCAGACGGCTCAAAGCCCCCGACCGCTCGCCAGCCGAACGACAGCGGCGGGGCAGTCCAGCCCTCAACCTCGTACGTCGTAATGATCCTGGCCCCCCGGACGAACATCGCCAAGAACGCCTCTTTCGCCGCCCCTGAGACCTCGCGCCCCCAGCCCTCGGGACGAAACAGCGTGTGAAGCTCAAACACCCGCCCCAGCCCGTCCAACCGGCAAAACAGGAACCCCCCGTTCTCACTGGCCAGCGGGGTCACGCTTTCATGTTCTACCAGTTGGGCGATATCGAACGGCATTCCGAACTTGATGTGAGACACCTGCGGATGATCGGCGACGCCCCGCCAGAAGTCAGGATTGCGCTCCTCGCGGATCACGGCTCCAACACCTCAATGCGCTTTTCGTGGTCCTGCTGTTGGGCGACTAGCTGTTCGAGGAACGCCCGCCAAACCTTCGTCATCTGGCCGGCGGCGTCGAACATCGGTTCGCCCCAGGGCGGCAGCTTCGGCGTCATTCGTTCACCATCACGCCGTAAGGGACGAACAGCACGTCATCCGAACACCGGAACTGCACCACCCGGCCCGGCGGTCGCATCTGGCCAAGCTGGAACCACCGCGCACGAGGATGATTGCCGTGGCTTCCGAGCGCGGCAGGCGTCCAGTCTGTCCAGCCCGCATCATCAGTGTCAGTGTAACGCATCTCGACCACGGGCGAGGTTCCTAGCCCGCCCTCGCCGCGCGACACGTAAACCTCCAGCCGCTTGCACCGCAGCGGGGCGGACGTCGGCAGATACACCGAACACTCGCGGACCAGAGCGTCCGTCCCGTCCTTGTTGGCCTCCGCATCGAACGTCCACAGCTGGCCGCTGTTGGCGTCGCCATAAAGCCCGGCGTCGGCGCACTGAATGCGGAACGTGTCCTCGCCGTAGGATGACCATTCCGCCCAGGTCTTTTCCCGAACGTCGAAGGCCACCGTCGTCACGCCGGGAATGTTCAGGACGTAGAAGCTACGCCCCTCGGTCGGAACCTCGATAGCCGTCGCAAGGCTGATGTCCGCGCATTGGGAAAGCAGCGCGTCAATAGCCGGCGTTGACACCACCTCCGCAACAGCCCCGGTGCGATAGACCTTCAGGTCCGTCCGGTCGGTCGCCTGTGACGTGCCGACGAAGAAAATCCCGTTATCAATCCGCGCCGCGCTGTTTTGCGCCGCCGATCCGACGTCATAGCGGCGCCCGTCATAGCGTTGGAACGGGGCAGCGGTCGAAGACGTCGGCCCCCACCATTCCGTAGACTTCTCGCCAAAGAACAGGATGTCAGAGCCCAGCGCCTCAATCGACACCAGGTCGTCAGGATCGCTTTCCGCCGTGGCGAAGTTCAGGTCCCCAATGTCCTCCGCGTCCGCAATCTCGGAATAGCGATAGCGCCCGCCGGTTCCGACCGCATAGACGAACCGCCCGTTAGAGAACGCCACATCAGACACCGCGTCGCCATCGGGCATGATGATCTGAGACACAGACGCCCCGACCAGCCACGCCGCGTTTTCAGCGACGATCACCAGTTGCGTGTCGGACTGGGCAAACCGCGCCCGCGACAGGCCCTGGATAATCCCGATGTTCACGCCGTCGCGGTAGACCCGCGTCCCCGACAGGACGTAGCGATAGCCCAGATGGGTCGCCACAGCCCGGATCGGCCCAAGGCCCACCGTCGAGCTTGCCACCAGCCCCGGCCTTGACCGCAGCGCATACGGTGTCGGCCCTTCAGGCGTCCGCTCAACGTAGCTGTTGACCAGTCGGGCCTTGGGAAGACCCGCGCGACCATAAGTCTGTGTCGCGAGCGGCAGGAGAGGCATCAGGCGCCCTTACGCGCCCGGCTGACCAGAGCGCGCGGGTTGTAACGCTCCATGATGATGTCGCGGCCCCGTTGGGCGTTGTTCACCAGATGGGCCGGCGGCGTCGTTTCGTATTGCGGGAACAGGACCAGCGCCAGAATGTCAGCGAGCGCCGTATGATAGGCGTCGGGGAAGTATGGCGTATCGGTCAGCGCCCAATCGGCCTCCTCGATCCACGCGCCGACGTCAGCGCGGTAGAACCACGCCTTGCTAACGCCGTTTGTCGCAAGCGCCTGGTTGGCCGTGGCATAGGTGCCGATGGCCGTGGCAATCCGGCGGTTGTTTGGGTTGATCGTCAGGTTGTGGGTCGCGAAGTTGGCCGCGACGTCCACCACGCCAACGCGCCAGCCGTCCTGTGGATTGTCGGGAAGGGTCAGGGTCGCCGGAGCCGCCAGCTTGACCTGATACAGCGCGCCATAGACGCCCGTTCCCGTAGCGGTCAGCGACACGGCATCCAGCCGGGGACCAACCTCCATACCGAAGAAGGACCGTTGCAGGCCGTTCAGAGCGTCCAGAGCCGCAGCGGCTTGAACCGGCGTAGCTTCGGCGCCCGCGTCCATGACGCCAGCGGCGCGCAACGCCTGTTTGATAATCGCACTGACCAGCATAACGGCTCCTAGAAGAACGCGGCTTCAAGATCGCGGCGCGGCGCGTCGTATCTGCTGACAAGGGCAAGGATGCCTTGGCCCTCTTGGCGGCGAAGTTCGGGAGTTACGGCAACGCCGTGTTCCTCAGCCAAGCGCACCGCCAAGCGAGCCTCCAGCCCGGCGCGATAACGCACCGCAAGAGGCGCGTAGCTGTCCAGCGTCAGCCCCTCCACAAGCGTCCATGCCGCATAGGCCGCGTCATAAATGTGGATTACGATGTCGGTCGAATAAACGTCCGTCGTCATGATCGCCGCGCCGTCACGCGGGGGGCGATACCCACCTTCCGCCGCCTCATCGGCGACAGTCTGGGGGTAGGTAATCGAGACAGCCGATTCCGTGTTGACCAGGATACGGTCCTGTTCTTTGGCCGTATAAGCAGCCGTCACCAGCACGTCGTTGAACCTGCCGAACGCTCCGGAGCCGACAAGGCCCAGATAGACGTCCTGAAGCACCTGAAGCCCACGCGCCATCTCGCGGGGCGACACCTCGTCCAGATCGCCGGAAATCCGGGCGCGCTTGAACGCGGCTTTGATGATGTCCCGACAGGTCGCCATTCATGCCTCCGTTGGGCGCGGAGTTTCCCCCGCGCCCTTGGGCTTAGGTCGCGACGTAGAGAACGACGATAGTCAGGGTGCCCGTGCCGCCGGCATTGGCCGGAGCGTTGAACACAGCCTGGATCGACGTTTCAGCGTCGAACGAGACCGGGCCAGTTGCCAGCGTCCCGTGAAGCGGGAGCAGGAACCCGCCTTCAGGAAGGTAGTTCGTCACGGCAGTGCCGTTCAGCACGCCGAAGTTGCCGAAGCCGTCCGGGTCAGCCGTGGCGCCGACGCCGGTTCCGCCGTTGGCCGCCCAGCCCACATCGATATCCAGCGCAGCGGTGCCAGTGTCGATGTCGGTCCCACGAAGCCAGCCGGCGATGACAGTCGAGCCCGCCGGGATTTTGCAGGCGAAGAAGATGTCAGCAGCCGTCGGATTGGCGGTCAGGGTGAACGAACCGTAAGCGGCGTTGACAACGCCAGCCCCGGCAAAGAGCGTTGCGGGAAAGCCCGCCGTCGCGCGAGTGGAAGTCACGTTAGCCATTGATTGGCCCTTTCAAAGAGAAAGGGGCCAGCGCCAGCCGGCCCCGAGTTGGGGTTAGCTGTCGGCGGCAGCGCAGAAGAAGCCCGTGACCATGCCGTGTTGCTTGCCGTTGTAAGCCAGCTTCTTGACGGTCACGAGTTCTTCGATGGCGACGCCCGGACGGAAGGAATAGTCCTTCGTCAGGTCCGTTTTCATCATCGGCTCTTGACCCCAGGCGATGCCCACGGCCTGTTGACCGCAGAGAAACACCGGGCGAACGTCCGCCGAGGAAGCGCCGATGCCGTTCAGGGTGTAGGCGCCCGAGCTGGCGACGTCATCGATCTCCGGGATTTCCCGGTGGATGATGCCGTCATAGATCAGGTCGCCGTCCTGGAAGATCGGGTTGGCGCCCACGTCACGCTGGCGAGCTTCGCGGTTGGCTTGCGCCATCACGTTGTCCGCCTTCAGGTCACGGAACGTCCGCGAGCCGTGGAAGGCCACGAAATACTCGCGACCATCTTCGGAGCGGAACGGGCGGATGTGCGGGTCCGCTTGCTTGGCGATCCGCTTCATCAGCGACAGGGCCGGGACGTTGCACTTGTCGTCGGTCGTGTCGAGCGTGGCCACCGCAGTCGCCCAGGTCGCCGAGTAGTTGGACTTCAGCTTCCCGAACAGAAGGCGGTCGGCGTTGGCGGCGTTGTAGGCGTTGCGGTTGGCGGCGGTAGAGGCCCCCATAGCAACAGTGGTGTCGCCGGTCGTGACCACCGACAGCATGGCGGTGATGACGTCATCACGCATCTTCTCCGCTTCCCACTGCTTCAGCATGTCCTTGGCGGCGCCGAACAGATCGATCTCGGTGCGGTAGGACGTGCTTTTGGGGACGCGGACGGCGTTACGGCGCCAGTCAACCGACAACGAACAGTTGTAGTTGCCCAGGTCCTCTTCCGCGCCGTCAAGCACTTGCGAACCGGTAACACCGTTGCCGGTCAGGCGCAGGATCAGCGGAATGTTGATCGTCTTGCCGGCTTCGCTTTGCAGCTCGTACTTGGCGACGATGATGGAGGACGAGGAGCGACCCATGTACGGCTTGAAGCCGGATTCACGGATGTACTCGGCGAAGTAGTTCTTGAGGTAGACCTGCTTTTCAGAGGCCGTGGCGAGCGTCACTTCAGACATTGGTTAGTTCCTGAAAACAGCGTCGAACGCGGCGCCGTCGTAGATCGGTTGCGCGCCGGGCTGTGAGCCTCCGGCGTTGGGAACCGATGCGATGGAGCGCGGCGGGGCGACAGGTTGGGGGGTGGCTTGCGCCTGTTGCTGGTTCAGCGGGTTGGCCTTGGCCTTCCACGCCCGGAATTGTTCGAGGTCTTCAGGCGTCACTTCGGCGAACAGTTGCTCGCGCTTGAAGCTGCTGACGACGTACTCGTAGGGGTTTCGATGGCTGAGGACTTCCTGCCGGAAAGCCGGGTTCGTGGCGTACTTGGCCAGAGCCCAATCCCGCGCCTGGTCCACGACACCTTCGCCGTGTTTGGAGCGGGCCATGTCTTCGCTGATGTCCAGCTTGACAGTGAGCGCGATGTTCGCGGCCTGCTCTTGCTGGAATGCGGCGAAGGCTTCCGGGTCAGTGAAGACGTCCGGGACTTCACGCTGCGCGCTGTACTGGCGAAGCTGCTCCTCTGCCGCCTGACGCCGTGTTCGCTCTTGCTCCAGAGCCGAAAGCGGAACCTGCGTCTGTTTGGGGGCGAAGCGGCCTTGATCGTCACGGATCGGCCCGCCTTCCGGCTGTTCAACCGGCTGCGGTGCGGCTTCCTGCTGTACGGTCGGGGCTTCGACCGGCTCGGCAGGCGTGGCGACGTCTTCCGCCGAAGCGGAATCCAGAAAGTCCAGATTGTCCATGATTACCCTAGCGCCCTTGTCGGAGGCGTCCCGAAAATCGCCCGAAGCCCGGCGACGGCTGGCCTTTACGCTAGGCCCTGCGGAACGCCCGGTAGAACCCCGGCGGCGGGTTGCATCGACGACATGACGGCTTGGGCCGCCTTCACATCGCTGTCGAATACGGTCGTTTCGGCCTTGGCCACCTTCAAGGCGGTGTCGGCCTGCTTGTTCTCGATATCGGCCTGCATTCCAGCCTGCGCCAGTTGCGCTTGCATCTGCTGCATCTGCTGTTGAGCTTGCCCGGCTTGCTCAGCACGGCCCTTGCGCCTGTCCATGACCTCGCGCTTGCCCGGCATGGCCGAGAGCATCAGGAGATCGTCGAACGGCACTTCCTGCGGCCCATACATGCGGGCCAGCTCGACTAGCGTCTCGAACTGCTCTTGCTGGACGTTGGCCGTGTCGGGCACGCTGTCCAGCATGATATCAACGTCCATCTGGCCAAGCTGGTTTTGCATCGACTGGACGGGGAACCCCATCTCATCGAAGCCCTGCTCAATCTGGTTCACGCCGATGAACTCCGGCGCCCCTTCGTCGTCCGTCACGCGGATATACATCGGCGCGGTCCAGAACTGGCGCACGCGCGCCCAGATTTGCCGGTAGATACGAAGCTCCCACGCCTCGACCCCGGCATAAATCACGGCTTGCTCAGTGAGCCCGGCCTGTTGACGCACAAGCTGGGCACGGCCCGAGCTGCTTTCGCCCTGGCGCCCAAGAATGGCGGGGTTTGGCCCCATCCGCTCAATTTCCGCCTTGGCTTCGGCGAGGAGTTGCGCTTGGCCAGCCGCAACGTCCGACGTCGGGACCTTTTGCCAGCCGAACGGGATCACGCCGTCAGGCTTGGCCGCCTCCGCCCGCGCCGTGTTGCTGTCCACCTCGACCGCAGACGGATCGACCGCCTGAATCTGCGAAGCGTTCAACAGGTGCAGCAGCTTGGAGCGCCGCTTGTTGATCTCGTCCTGCGGCCCGCGCATGTCGCGCACGATGCCGTAACGATTGTTCTCACGGTCCACGAAGCACGATTGCGCCTCGATAGGACAGGACGGGATGCCCTTTTCGTTCAGGTAGCCGCTTTCGCCGGCCTCCAGCACGCCACCGGAATGGAACACGCACCGAAACCAGCGATCACCCTCGCGATGGTAGATTTCCACCACCATGACCCGGCGCTTCTTGCGGTCGGTCCATGCAACCGTGTTGCTGGCGTCGGTCGGGCGATCTTCAAACGTGTCGTCAACGGCGCCGATAGAGCCTTCCAGAGCGTCTTCAATGCCCTTGGCCGCTTGCGGGTAACGCGCCGCCACGTCGTCGGCATATTGCCACTTGGCAACGCCCAGGTATCGCGCGTCAGCAAAGTCCTCGCGGCGTGACCGGGGATCGGCGAAGAACTCTTCGGCGTTGATGTCGGTGATCTTCACCTTCATCTCGCCGTCAACCTCGACGATGGCCGCGCCGGTCCCGCCAACAAGGTAGTCCCGCGCCACCCGGATTTTCAGGTTGTCGAACTGGTTATCGTCGGCGACGTACCGCAGCACCTTGGACGCCACGTCGGCGGCGTCTTCGTCACCAGGGTTGCGGGGATAGCCTCGCGGATCGGTCGCGCCCTGTTGCAGAACGCCGAGCGTCCCGTTGACCGCCGGGCGGACGCGATTGAACACGCTGTCGGGCTGTTTGCGGCGTTGGAGAGCGTCGCGCTCCTCCTTCGTCCACTGGTAGCCGTGGTAATAGTCCCCGTCCCTGCGGCTTTCCAGACGCGCGGTCTTGGTGAGGTCGGAAGCCTCCTCGAACATCTTTCGAAGGGACGGAAGGTTAGGTTGATACCCCTCCCCTTCGTAATTGTTCAGGCCACCTTCCAACTACTCGTCTCCTGTTTAGGCCGCCCCCAGAGATCGGGCGGGTTGCGGTTGGGCGTGGCTGGGGTTTGCTTGGGAGCGCGTCGCAGGCCTTCGCAGGCGTAGCGCAGGGCGTCGATGACGTGGTTGTCTTTGTCTTCCAGGATCGGGAGGACTTCCCCCGTCTGTTTGTCTTCCTTGAACTTGTAGTGGGTCAGCTCATGGATCGTCCGCTTGCAGCGCGGATGCACAACGATGTCGTAGGACTTCAGGAACTCAATGCCGTCCTCGACCGACCCCGGACCCTTGACCGCCGGGATGATCTTGAAGCCCTTGCGCTGCATATAGCTAACCGTCTCAGGCCGCGCGCTATCGGCCCGGATCGTCCACTTCCGTGAGCCCTCGACCGTATCGAACAGGGCAGGCGTGTTGTCGATCTCGCAGCCGACTGCGTAAGCCTCCTGGTCAACGTAGAGCGTGCGACCGATGATATAGGCGCGAACCAGAACCGTTGGATCAATCGAGAAGCCCCAGTCTGCTCCGAGCCGGAACACCGCATCGGGCGGCGTCGTGAACTCCTCGACCTTCCAGTTGCGGAACACCGCCGCTTCGCCCATCCGCTGATAGGCGCCCTCCCAGACGTGGAGGTACTTGTCGTAATCCCGCGCCTTGTCGCGCTGCATGTCGGCGTGCAGCTCGAGAGGAAACCACGGGTTGTCCGACCAGTTGGCCGTCACCAGCACAAAATCAGGATCGGCCTGGTTCTCATTGAAGAACCGCTCTACCGGGTCGGACTCGCTCACCGGGTTCCATGTGAACCACATTTGCGAGCCGGGGCGGCGAAACGTCGGGCGGGCGATGTCCAGAGACTTCTGGCTAATCGTCTGCGCTTCCTCGACCCACGCCCGGTTAAAGCCCTCCAGCGACTTGATGCTGGTCACGGTGTGGTTCTGCAAACCCCGGAAAATCAGCAGGCTATCGTTCGGCCCCCGGATTTCCGTCTCGGTCGACTTGAACAGGTGCGACACGCCAAGCGCCGCTATCTTGTCCTCGATAAGCTGCTTAACGCTGTCCTTGATCGAGTTCTGGACTTCGCGAAGGCAGGCCCCGCGAATGTGACTGGCCACACACTCGGCAACCAGCTTGGTCGCCATGATGTGAGACTTGCCAGAGCCCCGGCCTCCTCTAGCGCCCTGATAGCGTTGGCTTCCGAGTAGGGGCCGAAACGCTCTAGGGATCGACGGGTTCAGGATCGACAATCGACCACCTAACCTCTTCGACCTGCTCCGTAACCGCTACCTTGGCCTCAACGGCTGACAGGCGGGCGTGAACGTAGGGCGCCGCAGCTTTGGCCATGTCCAGCCGTTCGGCTCTGGTCGCGTTGTTGTCGCGCATAACCTGGAGCATGAACTCCAGCGGGGTTACGCCGGTCTCCTCGACCATCTTGCGGGCGGCTGCGGTGGCGCGGTTGATGGCGCCGGGCGGGCGGCCCGCACCTTTGCGCTTGCCTCCCCGTTGGGACGGTTCAGCCATGTTTGATTTCTCGATAATTTATCAAAGGACTCGCCCGCCGGTCAGCGGTCATGTGTCAGGCTTGGCCTATGGGGTGTGGCCGTGCCGGTCGGGCGATTGGGGTGCGCGTTGGCGCGAAACTCAACGGGGCTGCGCTACAGGCGCAAGACCCCGGATACCAAATGTATGCCCTGTTCGGTGCGTCGGCGCAAGGGGTAGCGTTACGCCGCCCTCGCCTTCCGTTCCCGCGCCGCATAGTCCAGCGCCTGCCATGCCAACACAAGGTTCTGACACGCCGACCGGATGACCGCCGCCTGGGCTTCCTTGCGGCTTTCGTCGGTGATGCGCTCTACCGTGTCCCGCCAGCTCGCGCCAAGCCGGGCGTTGGAGCCCGACATAAGGGCGCATAGCAACTCCGCGTCCCGCCGGCCGCATTTGCCGAGAACGATCTTCAGCGTACCCGACGCGTCAATCATCGCCTGCGTGATTTGCTCCGATGATCCAGCGTTGGCCTTGTCCACCCGGTCCATGCTGATCTCCGGGCGCTCGTGGCCGAAGGCAAGGGCGATGGTTTGCTCAAGCCGCCTCGCCGCCTGAAACTGCGTATCGGTCAGCGCGGCCTTGCCCTCGGCTCCCTTGCGGGAATGCAGCAGCGAGAACACGTCCAGCCGGTGAGCGGCGATGATACGGTATTCGCTGTCATGGACCACGCGGACGCCAGAGGCCCGCAAGGCGTTGACCTGGGCCTTCCGTTCGGCGCGCTCGGCAAGATGCTCGGCGGTGTCCGGCTTTTTGCGTCGGGGCGTGCGGGTCACAGGAAGCTCCTCAGCCAGATGGAAGGGTGTACGAAGCCTTGCTCCCGCATGTGTCCTGCAAGGGGCTCTATGGCCGCCGGAGCGAGGCGTTCAGCGTCCAGATCAAGGCAGGCGTCGAAGGGGCGGGTTGTCACCCCTCTGCGCTGGTTGATGATCTCTGTGTCTAGGGCTTCAGAGATGCGGAAGACGATGGCGGGAACGGGGTTGCTCACTGTCCCGGCTCCTTCATGCGAAAGGAACCGCACCAAAGGTCAGGCCCCACGGTCGGCCAAGCGTACCCGTTGACGCCGGGCGCCGGGTGCGGGGGGCTCCCTCTGCACTCCGCTGCTGTCGCAAGGTGGCGATACTTGGCCGCCCACCACATGCAGTTAGAGCACTTGCGGGTCTGTTCGGGGGTGAGGGTCATTCCATCAACTCCAGCTTTGCGCCGATCCGATAGAGCCAGCCTGTCAGCACCGGCATATTCAGCCAGTCGCCGAACTCGATCAGGGCATGACCGATGGCGTTGAGGGCGCGGATCATGCGGCCACCTGTTCCGGCTGGACATCGAACAGCCATGCGACCTCAGAGGCAGGCCAGCCCGCACGGCGGAACCATCCAATGAACCGGGCCTTGTCGGGGCTCATCGGGCAGATGCGCTGGACGCGGGCAATGCGCTTGACGCCGGGAACGCGGGTGCGAGGCGATGCCAGCTTCAAAAGCGCCGCCTTGCGGATCACGGCGCGCTCTGTGCAGCCGTTGCCGATCTTGCGGGCGATGATGGCGCAAGTGACGGTCTGGTCAGGGTACATCCGGCGTAAGGCGTTTGTGGCCTCTGGCGTCCAGTTAAACGCGTTTGACGCGGTGCGGGGGCGCTTCATGCCGTGGATACGAACGGCGGAGCTGATGGTTACGGGGTTGCAGCCGTCGCCGAAGTGGCGGGCAATTTCGACCGGCCCGCGCTGTTCGTCCAGGTACAGGCGGCGAAGATCGGCGAGACGTTCGGGGGTCCAGTTGAAACGGGTCATGCGGCGCCTTTGTAGCTGGCCAGCTTCTCGCGAAGGCTCGCGGCTTCGGCGCGATGGTTTCGGGATCTGGCCTTGTGGTCGTGATAGGCTGGCGGCATGTCCTCCAGCGCAATCGGGCCGCCGTTGCCCCACATCGGCCCGGCAAGGCGATCCTCGCGCATCGCCAAAAGCGTATGTTCATCGATCTTCCGGGACAGGCTCATGGCCTGATATTCGGCGTCGCTGGCTGGCTCCCACGCCTTGGCCTTGGCGTTCGGCTCCACAGAGCCACGCGCGTTGACGGAGCGCACCAGCGGCAAAAACTGACCAGCCATCGGAAACTTGGGGTTGGTCCCCATGCGCCACCGCTGACAGGCGGTCTGAATCGCATGGGCGGGAAACTCTTTCAGGTCGTTGCACCAGTCGGCCATCCACCGGCCCCGGTCTTCCACGCTCATCAGCGGCGGGCGGCAGTGAACGGCAAGACTTTCAAGAGCGTCCAGGATTTCAGCTTGGTCAGCCATGTTGCGCTTCCAGTCTGGCAAAGGCGAGGCGTCGGGCCTCAGCGTGTTCAGCGGCGATGCGGTCGGTAAGGCTCACCACGGACGGCCCGGCTCTGGGTTCAGGTATGGCTAGCTCGCGTGTGTTGTCGGCAATGGCTTGGCTGATGGCCGCGTCAAAATAAGACCAGCTACCGACAGGGCTGCGCCGCTTGGCGCACACGCCGCGAATAACCGGCAGAACGTCTCGCTCCCACCCAGCCCCGGCGGCTCGCCAGCGGGCGATTGACCCAGCCGTCGTAATCAGGCCCGGCGTTTTGGCAGGGTCCAGCCAGGGCGAAGCAATCTCACCGACCAACGCCTCGACGATGCGTGTCTCTGGCCAATCGCTCGCGCGCTCGCGTTCAACAACAACATCTTTCTGATGGTTCTCTGACGGTTCTAACGTAGTGAGCCCGGACATGGTGTCCGGTGAGATCGGGCTCAAATGTCCGGTGAGATCGTTCCCAAATGTCCGGTGAGGTTCTGCACTAGCGGACATGGTGTCCGGTGAAATTGTGAGCGTAATAACGTCGCTCGCGCGGTAGCCATCAGGGCGCCGCCGCTCTTTTTTCGTCATCAGGCCAGCCTGAATGAGCGAAGCAACCACGCGGCGGATTTGGCGCTCTGTGAGGCCGGTATCGAGCGCCAACCGCGCCTGCGACGGCCAGCACTTGCCATCGGCATCGGCGTAGTTAGCCAAAGCCAGCAAAACCAGCTTTTCCGAGGGCGTGACGCCTTGAACCGCAAAGGCGGCGCTAATGGCCTGAACGCTCATGCCGCCACCCGCTCAGCCGCCAAGCGCGCCGCGTGCTGGCGTTCGCCATAAAGAACCGTAGTGTGGTCCCTGCCCCCGAGAAGGCGGCCTATGAAGGGGTAGGAGTACCTGGGCTTTCCGTCCCTGCCCTTGACCTGACGACAAGCCCACATCGCCTCTTGACGTGCATGAGCAACGCGCTTGGTGCGAATAGGGCTTTCAAAATGCGCGGGGGTTAAGCCGTGGCTTTCAGCGACCTCGGCAATGATTTCGCGGGCGGTTTTAACTTTGGCCAGCATCTGGCCGCGCCAGAGCGACAGCACGACCGTCATGCGGCCACCTGTGAGCGTCTGGCGTTGCGTTCGGCGGTAAAGGGCACATAAGGGCCAGTCAGGCGAACAGCGCCGTTAGCGCCTCTGGTTTCGAGGAAGCGCCCGAACCCGCCTTCAGCCAAACAGGCGGCGCTATAGTCCTCGTCACGGTTCGGCAGCGGGATGTCGTAAATCCCCACAGTGCCGTTGCGGTCGTGCTGGCCTTGCGCCAACGCCGCCTCTTTAGCCGCCTGCGAACGCCGCACGCCAAGAACAAGAGCGCGGTTGCGAATGGCGTCGCGCGACACGTTCCAGGCTTTGGCCCAGCTCGTAATCATCTCGCTGGACGCATCCGCGTATTGCTCGCGCAGGATCGCGTCATGCTCGGCAAAAAACACGCGGCGCCGCTTTTCAGGGTAAGACCTCATGACCGCACATCCCCGCGCTTGGCAAACGAACGGCCCTGGATCTTGCGGGGCGAAGGCGGCCAGTAGCCGAAGTGTTTGGCGTGCATCCGATCAGCCTTCGAACGCGGCCCGGCTTCCTTGGCGGTCTTAGCCCGGTGAGCTTCGCGGCTGACCAGTTGCAGGTTGCTTTCGGCGTGCTTGCCGCCCATCGACAGAGGCGTGATGTGGTCAAAGTCCACGGCATCGCCCGGCCCCAGCTTGCGGCCCGACAAGGCGCAACGGCCCTCGCACTTCAGCCAGACGCGCGCCTTGACCGTCTTCGGAATAACGGCGTTGGGATTGTTGCTGGACCACTCGGGAACGGTGCGGCCGGTCATGCAACACCCGCCACGGAAAGCAGCGAAGGGCCGGTCGATTGCGCTTCCATTTCCGTCAGGTTGCGGACGGCTTGTCGGAAATAGGCGGGCTTCA